GTGGCATACTATGAAGCTGAGTTAATTGAAGCAAAACAAGATGTCCGCATAGTAGGAAACATTGAAAAGGCAAGTTCGTTGATGCCTGGAATTGTAGAGGAGCGTTTTAATCAACTTCAAGAAATTGAAGGAATCTTAGAATATCTTAACATTGAATTACGTAGACTTCGTAGTCAACATTTTCGTAAATATCTTGAAAACTACCAGCGTCAGTTAAGCTCTAGAGACTGTGAAAAGTTTGTAGAAGGCGAAGCTGACGTGGTAGATTTCGAAAAGATTATCAATGATTTTGCTTTACTTAGAAATAAATGGTTAGGCATTATTAAAGCACTTGATCAGAAACAATGGCATCTGAGTAACATTGTTAAATTACGTGTATCTGGATTAGAAGACGCCACTCTTTAAATTCGTTATAATATGCGCAGATAAATATCTGCATGAAACGTATTGTATTAATCACAGGGGGTTTCGACCCCCTTCATTCTGGGCATATCGCTTATCTCAACTCAGCTAAAGCACTCGGCGATTCATTGATCGTTGGAGTTAATTCTGATGAATGGTTACGCAGAAAGAAAGGGCAGGAATTTATGCCCTGGGAAGAACGTGCAACTATTATTTCAGCACTTCATAATGTTGATAGAGTTATTAACTTTAATGACGACGATAATAGCGCCAAAGATGCTATTAGAAAAGTAAGAACAATATACCCAAATGCTCAAATAGTATTTGCCAACGGTGGCGACAGAACTAAGACTAACATTCCAGAAATGGATGTATTAGAAGAGATGTTGCATGTTGAGTTTGTATTTGGTGTCGGGGGCGAAGATAAAAAGAATTCAAGTAGCTGGATACTCCAAGAATGGAAGGCTCCTAAGACTGAACGTCAATGGGGTTACTACCGTGTGCTACACGAAGTGGCTGGGATGAAAGTTAAAGAACTCACAGTAAATCCTGGGAAGAGCCTAAGTATGCAACGCCACCAACATCGTGCCGAGTATTGGATTGTGAGTGAAGGCAACTGTATTGTAAACAGCATAATGCCCGATGGCTATGCACTACTAAGTAAAGAATTATCAATGCACAATGAATTTAAAATATCAGTAAATGAGTGGCACCAGTTAACTAACCCGTATGCTGTACCTTGTAGGATTGTAGAAATCCAATACGGTGAAAAATGCATCGAAGAGGATATAGAACGCAAATGACAAACTGGGTATTTCTAAGCAAAGACGGCACTGACGAATATATTAATAAGTTTGCCAAAGGTTGTAACAGTTCCATAGTTTCAACAGAAGATTTTGTCTACGAAGATTCCTCAGATCCGATTATTCTAAGAGGCATACTAAAACACAAAATAATGAAGAGATGTTGGGACGAAGGCCGAACATTTTATTATATGGATACTGGATATTTTGGCAATGAAGTTAGTAAGCAAAACCCCAACGGTTGGAAATACTGGCATAGAATTATAAAAAATAATCTGCAACATGACAATGAGATTATTCCTAGACCTGGTGACAGATGGGAACGATTCAAAAAGAAAATTGAGCCTTGGAAAAAAACCGGTAGGAAAATATTATTGGCACTGCCTGATGAAAAGCCCTGCAAGTTTTATGATATTGATCTAGAACGATGGACGTCTGAAACTATCGATTCTATTAGAAAGTATACTGATAGACCTATAGAAATAAGAGCAAGGGCCAAACTAAGAACAGATAGAACAATAAGTAATACACTAAAACAGGCCTTAGATAATGATGTATTTGCATTGGTTACATTTAATTCTAATGCCGCAACAGAATCTGTGATGTACGGAATTCCTGCATTTGTTCTGGCACCTTGTAGTGCGGCCAAGCCGGTCACTAGCCAAGATCTTAGTCAAATTGCAACTCCTTATTATCCAGATCAAGATAAAATATATGCATGGGCTAGTCATTTAGCCTACGGGCAATTTCACAATGATGAACTAGTCACTGGTCGTGCAAAAGAAATGTTAGAAGAATTTAAAGAGTAAAAAATATATGAAAATTTTTGTTGGCTATGATTCTAGGGAACAAATTGCATACGATGTATGTGAATACAGTATTTTAAAACATAATAAACATGCACAGGTAATTCCGTTAAAGCAAGATGAGCTTCGAGCTAATAATTTATACTGGAGAGATGTAGATCCTTTATCAAGTACAGAATTTACCTTCACTAGATTTTTAGTCCCACATTTATGTGACTACGAGGGCTGGGCAATTTTTGTTGATTGTGATTTTTTGTTCGAATGTGATATAGACGAAATAGTTGCCCATGCTGATGATCGGTATGCTGTAATGGTAGTGAAGCATAATTATGTACCTCCCGAAGGGGATAAGATGGATGGAAAACGTCAATTGCCTTATCCAAGAAAAAACTGGAGCTCTATGATTCTTTGGAATTGTGCGCACCCCAATAATAAAAAATTAACTCCAGATCTAGTTAATACCGAAACTGGTCAGTTTCTGCATAGATTTACTTGGTTAAAAGATGAAACGATAGGAGAACTCAGCCATGTGTACAACTGGCTGGTAAATCACTATCAAGAACCCCAAGATGGGAAACCCAAAGCAATACACTACACAGAAGGCGGCCCGTGGTTTGACAACTACAAACACTGTGAGTATGGATATCATTGGGAAAAAGCAAGACTAGAATTAGCTCAACAAAAAGTATCTCTACCTCCACCAGGTCCATTTGACCACATACCTCCTAGTATTAGACAACTTTTTAAAGATATCTTAAAGTATAGAGTTGACCCCAACGGAGAAATATATAATGCTACATTTGATAAAATAGTTGAGGAAATAAAAATGCTAGATAACAACAATGCAGTGGCCGTTGATGGCGGACGTGATCCCAATGACGGCAAAGGCGTTGGTTGGGATCCCTATATGGAATCTTTTATTCTAGGCTGCGGCGGCCAGATCACAAACTATGATAAAGTAGAAAACGTCATGACACCTGTGGTATTTAGAGGCATCACCAAACACAAACACATGAAAGTCTGTTTAGCGAACGGCAGAGATTTTTACTACATTGATACTGGATATTTTGGCAATGTTCGTAAAAAATTCTATCACAGAATTACAAAAAACGCCATGCAAAATATAGGGCCTGTTATCTATAGACCGCATGATAGATTAGAATTAACAGGATGGCGCCCAACAAAATTTAGAAAAGGCCGCGACATTTTGTTATGCCCCCCTAGTGCCAAAGCCATGAGTGCATTTGGAATAGACCTAGATACATGGATGGAAGAAACAATCGCAACTATTAAAGCACACTCAGAACGTCCTATTGTGATTAGAAAAAAAGTAAGTCGTAGAGAACGAACTTCTACCGATACAATGGAAATGGCATTATCTCAAAATGTACATTGCCTGGTCACATTTAACAGTATTGCAGCCACTGAAGCATTACTACTTGGAAAACCAGCATTTACCTTAGGTCCAAATGCCGCCCATGCCATAAGTTGCAACGACCTAACCAAGATAGAAACTCCGTATATTCCTAGCTTAGACGAAGTAACTGAGTGGGCTGCACATTTGGCCTACTGCCAATTTAGTGAAGCAGAAATGAGAGATGGTACAGCATGGAGAATCCTTAATGACCTAAAGGATGGCAATGATTGATGTTGTTGTTTATCTGAGTTCGCTGCATAAACAAACTCCTGGTAGAAAAGTTGACACGCTGACAGCATTTGCTGACGGTGCTAAATCTCAAGGAGCTCGCGTACATATCGAAACAACTTACACATTAACGCCAGCAAAACTAGCGGTTATACTTGGCTGGCCTAGTCCTATTCAGACCACTGACAATATTAAATTACGTGCTAAAATTGTAGAACAACAGAGAGCACAAAACAATCATGTAATGGCTATCGATGCCAACTGTTTTAAATTCAAAGATCTAGAAAGCAAATATCTAAGATACAGTATCAACGGAGTTGACTATGACTCTAGCCAGTATGCAAATAAAAATTCAGATGCATCTAGATGGAATATTCTATCAAGAGACATTGGATTGTCAGTGCAAGACTGGAAATCTGATGGTGAGTATATCTTATTTTTAGTTCAACGTGACGGCGGATGGAGTATGAAAGGTCTAAGCCCGGTTGATTGGACCAGACAAAAAATACAAGCTATTAGAAAAGTTTCTAATCTTCCTATAGTACTAAGACCACACCCCGGAAAGGTTGCTGACCTAAAGCCCTTTGTATGCCCTGGGATCACACTTAGTGATAGTACTAGAACTCCAATCGAAGCTGATCTGCGTAGAGCCAAGGCAGCATTTGTATTCAATAGCAGTAGTGGTGTTGCCAGCGTCTTATCTGGTGTACCGTTATGGGTAGATGACAGCGGTAGTGTATGTTGGGATGTTGCTAATAGAAGCGTTAGCAATATCAATAATCCTGAATTGTTTGACAGAACACAGTGGATTAACGATCTGGCAGCCTGCCATTGGACTGACGAAGAAAGCCGTCAGGGCCTTGTTTACAAACAATTCTTGCCTTATCTTACTTAACTATTTTGTTTTATTAATTCTGGTGAATACTGAGGTAACGCTTTAGAATCATCAGAGTCTTTGGCATTTTCTAATTTAGCTGTCCTAGCACGTAGCTCGCTAGAAGAATACTTGTGTCCACGTTTGTGATAGTGTAATTCAATACCGTTGTTCATACAATACTGTTTACCTGTAAAATCTCTGTTTAAATATTCTTCGCTTAAGAATCTAATGTGAATAGTTTGTGTCTGCAATAATTGCAATAGATCAAATTCTGTTTCGTAGATTAAAATCTCATCAACATACTTGCAGGCCTGTAGCTGTACATATCTTTCGTAGGCACTTTGTACAGGTTTATTTTTTGATCCGGG